TCGGTATGCAGAGCATTTAGCGGAGAGCGACACAGTGCCCACTCCAAAGGACATCAAGGAGATGTCTATAGCGTTAATGAACGCGGAGCGTAGTGCTAGCGTAGCTAGGGGAGAGGCTACTAGCGTGGTAGAGGAGAAGCGGGTAACAGACAGGGATTATGCTGAAACACTGGAAGCGGTGCGTAAGCGCATAGAGTTGGCTAAGATGGCTGACGTCGTAGACATCTAACCCCGTAGGATTCGACGGTATTATGGCAAGATCTTGGTATGTAAAAAAAGTTGAATGGTGGAAGCACTTGAAATGGCGGAAGCGCGACCAGAACAAAAAGGAACGCCAACACTCGAAAAAAGACATAAACAAAAAATTATGAATGATGAATTTGATATGGACTCGGTGGAGTTGATCAAGGCGGTGATATCGGAGCATTACGGTAACTACGCCTTTGTGGTGCTGGACGACGATGGTACGCTGTTCTACGACTACACCAATGCGATTATAGGGGAGGCGTTGTTCTCTAAGTCCTTGCTTGATATGCAGGCTGATATGGAAGCGGAGATGCTGAGCGAAGCGTTTGATAGACTTGACTACGATGATGAAGACTAGATATGGAAATTAGGTTTACCGATCACCCAGTCTGGAAGAAGCCACTCTCTGATGAGGAGATGGAATGGATGCTTGAGAACGACAGGCCGCTGCTAGACAAACTGTGTGAGTCTCACGAGGGTCGCATTAAGGCAGCAGAGGAAGACCCCATTAACTACGGGGTAGAGCTAGAGCACTGGACACACGCTGAGGAGCAGCTGACCACTCAAAATAGTATCATGGCTCTCGGGGGCAACCGTAGCGGGAAGACTGAGTGGGGGGCACGCTGTGTGGTAAGGGCTGCGATACGGAACCCAGGGTCGATCATTGTGTGTTTCGCGCAGGACGAGGATGCCTCGATACGTATTCAGCAATCGGCGGTGTACCGTAACCTACCACCAGAGTACAAGAAGAGTGCTAAGACAGAGACGGAGTACATCAACTACAAGGTGAAGACAGGGTTCTCGGGTGCGTCGTTCATCATGGAGAACGGGTCGCAGATTCTGTTTCACAAGTATTCGCAGTTCATCGCCAACCGTAGTAAGTTCGAGGGACTGGAGCTGGGATCAAAGCACGCGGACTGGCACAACATAGGTCTGTGGCTAGACGAGTACCTAGAAGATGGCGACCTCGTGGACACGATGCGGTTCCGCCTTGCCACGCGCAACGCTAAGATGATCATGACGTTCACGCCCATTGACGGGTACACTCCATTCGTAGCATCCTATTTAAAGCACGTTAAGACGCTCAAGACGCGCCCCGCGGCTTTGCTGAACGGGGAACAGCTGCCCCTCGTGCAGGACAGCTTTAAAAAGAGCTGTGGCATCATCTACTTCCACTCCGACCTAAACCCATTTGGGGGTTACGCGCGTATCGCGGAGGAACTAAAGCACAGCCATCGCGACGAGATCCTTACGCGAGCGTACGGGATACCGGTTAAGTCCATGACCACGTTGTTCCCGCTTTTCAACACAGCGGTGCACGTTGTCGGGAAAAGACCTACTTTATCCGACAAGACCCACACCGTGTACCAGGTGGTAGACCCCGCAGGAGCCAGAAGCTACACAGCTATATGGGCTTCTGTGGACGAAAAGGGCTACGTGAATATACTAAAGGAGTTCCCGGAACGGAACTTGTACGGCGAATGGGCGAAGTTTGGTGACCCAAGGTGGAAACATGGACCCGCTGCGGACAAACATTTCTTCTCCGTACAGGCATATGTCAATGAATTTAAGAAAATCGAAGAGGAACTCGATATCAAAGTGTTCCAACGTATAGGGGACTCGCGCTACTTTGCACGGGAAAATGAGGACAGCATCGATCTGTTCTCTCAGTTCTCCGACTGCGGTATACATTTTATACCATCAAATGGAATAAACATAGACACCGGCATCTCATCGCTGGACAAATGGTTCGAATACAACCCGAACGAACCACTAGGCCCCATCAACAAACCGATACTAAACATCCACGAATCCTGTGGTAACATGGTCGATAGCATCATCAACTGGGGCCACAGGGGTAAAAGCGACGAGGCCCTAAAGGACTTCATCGACTGCATTCGGTATTTGCGAATGGCGAATGACGGATATGGTCCACTACACGTCACAGAAAAATCACTCAAAGTAACCAGAAAATTCAAAAAGATTTACTAATATGAAAAGACTACTAAGAAGTTTGGCTGAGGAGTATTGCCTCAGCTTCGATGAAGCACACGAAATTGCAATGTTTCGCCTAGACGAGAGCACGATCACGGGGCGGGGTAAGAACCTCTGGATCAATGAAGCGGGACAGGAGGTGCTAGAGAATATGTTCCCGATGGACGCAATGCTTAGGGCACGGGTGATCTGCTCACTACCCAACCCTAACTACGTACGGGCAAAGATTGCAGAATGCGCCGATTGTATCGCTGTCAGAATCCCAATAAGAATGCGCGGAAGACTGATCGATAAGACAATCTCCGTAATTGCTAAGCTTGATAACGGAGAAAGGAAATATCACTGGATTAAGCCTAACCTTGATTTTTAATAAATAGTACTTATATACAAGTATAATATACTTATGGATCAAGACACAAACTTTAAGGCAATTACCTATACGTCACGTACACCGAACGTAACCGAACTAATTTCAGCTTATGACAGCACTGTCACGGAGTTGAGCAGTTATTTCCATTACTGCCGTGAGTCAGAATATGAGCACGACAACTACTGGCCGGGGAAGAGCAAAGACCTACGTAAGTATGGGGCAGACGCTGTGCCCTGGGAAGGTGCTAGTGACCTAGAGAGTATGGTGGTTAAGGAGCGGATGCAGCGGCTTGTGGCTTTGCTCATGAGCGCAGCTAAGCGTGCTAACATCCAAGCCAACCCAGTTGGGCTGGAAGACGCACCACGGGCAGCATTAGTGCGTAAGTTTATGAAGTGGATGCTTACCAGTGGGTACATCAAGAGAATTAACAAGGAGTTTGAACTTGGAGCATACTACATGCTTGAGCGAGGAATCCTAATCACACACATCGGGTGGCATCGCGAAGACCGTACGGTCAAACAGTCAGTAACAATCGAGCAGTTAATGGAGACCAATCCACAGATTGCTGAAATAGTTATGACCGGCGGTCGCGACGACGAACTCGTCGCTATCATTAAGCAGATGTTCCCCACTGTTAAAGAGGCTGGCGCACGCAAGGGACTGAAAGACCTACGTAAAACTGGCACTGGAGAGTTCCCTATGGTAGAACGCTCAGTGAATGCCCCTAGTATCCAGACGCTAGCACCCGATGGTGAATTTCTGTTCCCTCCGTTCATATCTGATCCACAGCGAGCACCTTATTGCTTCTGGCGCACATATTACACAGTGCAGGAGTTAAAGAATAAGGTCAGCACGGACGGATGGGACCAGTCCTTTGTAGACTACGTAATAGATCATCACCGCGGCGAGAATGGTAAGGCAGACCTAGAGATCGACGAAGGCCGTCGGAACGTTCGACAGACAGGCTTTGAGTATGAAGCCGACGAAATCGTTGAGATCATCCATGCGTACCAGCGACTTATCGACCCAGAGGACAACTCTGAGGGCATTTACGAAACAATCTTCTGTGAAAGCTTTACTGGCGAGGAAGATGGAGCTAAGGGCTATGCTAAGCACGAGCTGCTTAATGGCTATATCGACTACCCTGTAGAAGTCACTAAGGCATTTGAGAACAACAAGCGCCTATACGACGTTGATACTGTTCCTATGTTGCTACGTGGCATGCAGTGGCAGGTTAAGATTGAGACCGACTCACGTATCGACCGCAACAGCATTTCGACAATGCCGCCAATGATGCACCGTATGGGCTATGCCCCAGACGACTACGGTCCTGGAGCACGAATCCCCTACATGACAAAGGGTGACATTGACTTTGCACCAGTGCCGGCTTACGACCAAGGCTCGGTTGAGATGGAGCTGAACATGCTGAAACGAGCTGACCGCTTGGTAGGCTTGGACACAGAAGATCCACTCAGCCAGATGCAGCGTCAGGCTATGATCGACAAGTTCTTAGACCACATCGGACGTGTGCTATACCGCTGCTTCCAGATGTTCCAACGCTTTGGACCAGACGATGTGATGTTCCGTGTCACTGGCTCACCTGAGATGGTTGAGTTCAAGAAGGGTGACCCCAACGAGAACTACGACGTCTTGCTCAGCTATGACGTAGGCAACACAGACCCAGACACACTGGAGAAGAAGCTTAGCCAGATTGCCTCGCTAATCCAAATGGATCGCAACGGCACTATGGACGTTGACAAGTTCATTGCACTAGCAGCGTCTAGCATCGACCCAGTGGTTGCTGACCAAATGCTCATCCCGTCACAGGAAGCACAGAAGCAAGTGGCTGAGAAGGTAACAGCAGACCTTGGACAAATCTACGCAGGTATCGAACGCCCCGCACTACAGAACGGAGCAGAGGTAGCGCTACAAATCATCCAAAGCTACGCACAGCAGCAGGATATCCAAGATCGTATTATGAAGGATCAAGCGTTCCGTGAGCGCCTAGAGAAGTACCAAGGGCAGTATACGTTCATGATGCAACAGGCACAGAACGCCCAGATTGGTAAGATTGGAACTGCGCCAGCCCAGATGGGTGGTGTACAAACACAAGGTATGCAACAGCAATAACGATGAAAGATCAACTACCAGCAGATATCGCAGCATTACACACTCACGAGTCATTCGCCCGATTCATTGGGCAACTGCACAAGAAACGTGAGGCAACCATCCGCGACTTACATGATAAGGACTCAGATCAAATCATGCAACTGTCCGGACGCATATCAGAACTTCAAGACCTGCTAGACTTGGCAGGTTGGGAAACTCTCCGTAAAGCCTATAGTAATCAACTATAAGCTTTGCAGTACAGTATAATAAAGTATAGCCAATCGCAAGGCGTAAAAACGGCGGCAAATATATGAGTACAACAGAAGTCGCAGTTAACGAGGAGACTGTAGAAAACTCCACGGCAAAGACAAACGTGAGTGCGGATCAATGGGAAGCGAGCCGCATTCAATCAATTCTAGAAGGTCCTACTCCGGTGAAAGCCAAAGGGGTAGATCCCGAGGAATTTGAGATTCAACCAGATCCAGATGAACTTGATGATGAGGATGAGGAAGAGTCTACCGATGTTCTTTCTAAGATTAATTTAGAAGGTCTCTCTGACCAAGAACTCTCAGCCTTACGCGAGAAGTTAATTCCAGGTGCGGAAAAACGCATACATGAGTTAACGGCAAAGCGTAAGTCAGCAGAGGAAAACTTCGCGGCGTATCAAGCCAGGAACCCCTTAGACCAGCCAGATGAAATAAAAGAGAATCCGTTCAGTGATTTGGAATCGATCGAGGACTTGCAGGTCAAGTTCAAAGAGTCGAAGCAAATCTTCAAATGGGCGGACGATCTACTTGACGACAACGGATTTGCAAATCCAGACGATGTCATTTATAGCGAAGGCAATAAGGAGTTCACTAAGGCACAGATCAAGAAAGCGAAACGAGAGGCAGACGAAGCGATGGAGTTATATCTCCCCAATCGCTTGCAGTCGATCCAAGGTAAGCAAGCAGCCGAGCAGATTAAGGAGCAACTAATCAGCAGGGCTAAGGCAGACTTGGGGTGGATGCAGGACGAGAACAGTGAGACATACAAGAAATACAGCGCAGAACTCGAAGGTCCAATGTACAAGAAGTTGATCGAATCGGCACCAGCTGATGTGGCAGCTTACCTCCCGTATATTATTGCGCACGCCGCAAATAGTCTACATGGTGGAGATAAGCCTAAGCAGCAGAAGGAAAAGCCGGTAGAACGCGAAAGCGAGGCAATTATGCCCAACGAGATGCGCACTGAGCCACCGAGGTCACAACAGCCCGCAACTGCAGCTCCACGAAAGTTAAACGCTAACAGGACTAAGGCAATCGAAGAACTGCATCAACGGTATAAGAAGACAGGCAACCCCGACGACTGGGATAAATGGCAACTCGCCAGACACAGTTAACAATCAACTAACCCAATAAGACAATGGCATTCTCAAATACATACGACACTACTAATACAGGGTCGGCCGTATCTAATCGCGAGCATCTAACTGATGACCTCACCATATTTGCTCCCGAAGATACGCCAATCCTATCCAGCCTTCCTAAGAAAAAGGCTTCTGCAACCAAGGTTGAATGGACCGTCGACTTGCTCGACGCTCCCCGCAATGAGCCTGTAGGCGAAGGCGAAGACGTAACCAGCTTCTCGGACAAGTTCGAAGGCCGTGCACGTCTCGACAATCGCGTACAGACATTCCGCCGCGACTGGAAGGTATCCAAAATTCAGGATGCAATCTCTTCCATCGGACCAGCAAACTCCGTACAGGCACAGAAAAAGTGCCTTCGTGAGATCAAGCGCGACATCGAGCTTACTCTTATGGACAACGGTGCTAAGGCAACGGAAGACGGCGCAGGAACAAAGAACCAAATGAGCGGTCTAGATACATGGATCGATTCTGCTGGACCTTCTGACGTCCCTACCGCGTTCCGCACACCTGCTGGAAACATCCACGCATCCGGTACATTCACGGAAACAGTACTCAACAATATGATCACCAGCATTTACCGTGTAAACGGTGAGAGCAATGGCTTGACTCTTATTGCTGACACTGAGCTTCGCCGCAAGATCAGCGACTTCCAGTACCTTGGTGACCAAACATCGATTGTCCGTAACGTCAACTATGACGGTGGCTCTGGTGAGGTTACACTGAGTGTTGAGCTTTATCGCTCGCATCACGGTGTTATCTCCATCGTAAACATGAATCCTGTTTGCGCTCCAGATACAACCAACAAGGACTACGGCTACCTGCTTAACCTTGACTACGCTTGCATTTACGAGCTTCTTCCTCTTATGAGCTATCAGCTTGAAGATGAAGGTGGCGGCAAGCGCGGCTACATGGACTCTACCTTGACTCTCGGGATTAAACATCCTGGTGCTCACGGAAAGATCACAACCCTTAGCTAAAGAAAAATTATATGGCTAAACTATCAAACCAAGAAAACGTCTACTTCACAGACGAATACGTAATCAAGTACTCTGACTTCACGCAGACTGCTGACGATACCGATCAAACATTCACATACGCTGTCCCTGCCGGCAGTCTTGTTACCGCTGCTTCCGCGCACTTGCGCACAGCGTTTGACGACTCTGGCTCTGGTGACGAGTTGGATGTGATTGTTGGTGTCACAGGAGGCGACGTTGACGGCCTGCTTACGATTGCACAACTACACACCGATGGCACTGAAATTAGCTATGTAGCTAACACTGGTGCATTGGTCGATAACGAAAACGGTACTATCTTCACAGCCGCTGGCAGCATTGCTGTCACGTTCTCGCCTAACACATCGACTGGCCAGTCTTACGCTCTATCTGAGCTGACTGCTGGTGAAATTGTATTCCGTTTCGCGATCATTGATCTCGATCCGAATGCATAAGGACTAATCAAAATCGGGGTGGCTTCGCTTAGGCGGGGTCATCCCACCCTTTTTATATGAATATTATTACAAAACTTCCAGACAACTGCTACTCCGACGAGGAGCTTAATAAAGCCTTTGAGCGCGAAATCCGCTTGGGCATGCAAATGGAAAAGGCTGGTGAGAAAGCCCGAGTAGACCAAGCCCGTAAAGATGCTCAGAAGCACAAAGGCAAGATTCACCCTGTCCTAGGTGAGTGCATTGCTACCATTCCACACCGCGACTTCTTCCGCCTTACTGCTAAGTACGGCCACGACGAGGTTCATTCGGAGGAATTCTTAAAGTATTACCAGAAGAACTTCAGCGATCTCGCTCCTAATAAGATTTAACAATGCAGACTCGAACATACGCACAGTTACTAAACACCATCGAGGCGCTGGCTGGCGTAGACGCGTTCGATCCATCTTCAGAAGTAACCAAGATTCTGAGCTTCGTAAACCGTCGGGCATTCTCGGCGTACAGCGCATGCTCAGTGTGGCCTCGCTTCATCATTGTTGGTGAAGAGCGTACGGTTGATGCTGGGCAGGTAGTTCCCTATCAGGAGGCGGCTAAGAACAACATCGGTGAGTTCAATCGCATTCACAGTCAACGGCCATTCTTGAACGGCTCAGTGTATGAGTATGACTTCTATGTGGACTCTACTGGGGCTCACATCCTGAACATCACACCAACAGCAACCACAAGCGTTTGGGTAACCTACAAGAAGGAGTTTATTGACTACACTGTAGACTCAACAGACATCCCATTTGAATGGTTCGAGTTTCTGGCACATGCTTGTTACGCCGACTTCCTACGTATGGACGGACAAATTGAGTCTGCACTGTACGAAGAGAAGGCAGCTAAGGAATATTTAATGTGGTCTCTGGAGAAAGCCCAAAGCCGCAACAACAAATCTAACATCGGTAAGCGCATCAGAACTTACGGAACAACTCAACGGAGAGGTTAATCATGGGATACGGAGGAGCAGGACTACGAAACAATACACTATCATTCTCGCTATCGGGCAACGAGGTCATTGACGACACGGCTGCGCATACGGGAACATGGGGTGCTATTCAAGTTATTAACAATGCAGTGATCGCCGCTATCACAATGCCGAACAATACGAACTCGGACGGTTACACTGCAATTACACTTCCAGCTGGTCTGGTTATCTATGGTGATGTTTCGGCAATCACCCTCACATCGGGAGTAGTCGCAGCACACAACCTGTAATATGATCGGACTCGGCATATCGGTTAAGATGGATGCTATCCTGGGCATCAGCCCAACTGGCAGCCCCGGCACATTCTTCTACAGACGCCCTGGTGGCCTTGACCTATACAAACGCCCAGATACAACGTCCTTCTACAAACGACCATAACAACGAACTAACATGGCAGACCTAACACTAAGTGTCGATATAGATACATTTCTCTCTAGCGTAGATAATGCGGCAGCACGTACTAATCTAGGGCTAGGCACAGCAGCAACGAGGGCAGACGCCTTCTTCGCCACGGGAGCTGAGGGCGACCTAGCAGCAACAGCACTACAATCGGGTGACATTGGCACTTCTGTGCAAGCGTGGGATACAATCCTTGACAGTACAACAGCAAGCTTCACTACCGCCATCGCAGCGGAAGTAACGGCTAACACAGCTAAGGTGACGTACCCAAGTGCAGACTCCACAAAGCTGGCAGGGTACAGCCCAATTGCCATCATCACTGAGTCTACTACAGCACGTAGCTTAGCGCTGACTGATATTGGTGCATACATCCGCCTAACCAATGCAGCATCCTGCACCATTACACTACCAGCAAATGCCACCGTAGCGTGGGCAGGGGAGACAGAACCACCTACAATTTACTTCCGCGTTGCAGCGGCTGGTATCCCTACGCTCTCGAATGCTGGGGTTACGGTTAACGACACACTGGGCGTGGTAGCTGCACTCGAAACAGGTAGCACCTTCGCTCTGCAATGGGTCGCCACCGACGTTTGGGATATTATCTAACATGAACCTTTCCTCCATCATCGCCGCTCGGCATAGGGCAGTAGCTGGTTTCTCTACAGAAGCACAGGACTACTTCGACCGCTTGGACACTGCGGGTGATACCACCTATACACCGTACAAGCAGCCACTGGCTAACTACATCGATGGTCTGGTAACACTCGGTGGAGCATACTGGAACACAATGTTGCAAGCATGTAGCTTTGTGGGTGTGGGTATT